TCTATATTTTTATTATGTAATTTTTTAAAAATGAAAAATGAAAAAGAAAAAATATTGATTATTGTTCCATCTATTCAACTCGTTAAACAAATGGTGGACGACTTTAATAATTATTCAAAAAATTATTGTGATTTTTCTTCAAACGTTCACCAAATATATGCTAACCAAGAAAAAACAACCGATAAATTTATAACGATTTCAACATATCAATCGCTACTAAATATAGACAAAGAAGTTTTAGGAAGTTATTCATCTTTAATAGTCGACGAATGTCATATTATTTTTAATAATAAAGATTCTTTAAAAGCGGTTGTTAACATAATAAATTCGTGCAGCAATTGCAGCAATAAATATGGATTTTCTGGTTCTTTGGTAAATGATTTTTCTCATGAGATACAATTAAATGCAATTTTTGGCGACGTTGAACGAATAGTTAACGCAAGCTCTTTAATAAAGAGCGGTTTGCTGTCAGATTTTTGTGTGAAATGTATAATATTAGACTATCATATTGATAAACGGATTGAATTAAAAAATAAAATAGATTCTTTGAAAAAAACAACCAGATATGAAACACAAAAATATTTAACAGAAATGAATTTTATCATAAAATCAAAAGAAAAATTTGATTTTATGATAAAATTTTGCAACAAGATAGAAAAAAATTCAATTGTCTTGTTTAAAACTATTGAGTATGGAAATGATATATATAATGAATTATTTAAAAATAAAAATAAAAGAGTTTATTATATTGACGGATCCGTTGATGTTTTAAAAAGAGAAGAGATAAGAAAAAATATGGAAATTTATGATAATTGTATTTTAGTTGGGTCGATTGGCACAATTTCAACAGGTATAAATATAAAGAACGTCTATAATATAGTTTTTGTTGAATCTATTAAATCGGAGATAAAGGTAATACAATCAATAGGAAGAATATTGAGAAAAATAAAAAATAAAAAATCAACATTATACGACATTTCAGATGATTTGGCAATGAGGGATTGGACCAATTATTCTATGCGACACCAACGAGCAAGATTGAGTACATACAAAAAAGAAAATCATGATGTTAAAATAATTAGGTTTAAAATTTGATATTCTATGTGATATATTTCTATTTTATATCACATAGAACAACATCGTTTGTTTAATAAAGCTTATTTATCATATCAGTAACTCTTCGTTCAATAACACCTTCTTGATCTAAGTAAATTACAATACATTCATCATCAATTATATTCTCAAAACACTCACAACTTCTAATTTCTATAATACTTTTAACGTTGATAGAAAATTTCTTAATTGTAATAATACCACAACCATCTATTTTTTGACTAAATGTTACAAACACTTTAAACTCATTTAATTATTTGTTTAATAATTCATTACAATAATCTTCAAAATTACTTCTGTTTTTCTCATGATACCATTTCAACATTTCATACAATCTGATTATAACAGAATTTTCAATGCATAGGTTATTGTTTGAACCATCTCTAAAATATGTTGATTGACCCATAGATGGAGTCGATATAAATTGTGTTATTTATAATTTTCATTATTTAAACTCCTGGGTTGATCGTTGCCTTATAATTCTTTCCAATTCCTCATAATAATCTTCATATCTAACTTCACATTTACAATCACAATGATTATTGTAAACTTTTTCTACACGTTCAAATGACATATCATAATCTTCTCCTTTAAAAATTAATAATTAATCAAACTTATGATTCAAATTACATTAATTGCTAATATTTGTCAACAAGAAAATCGTTGTAAATAAAAATAAAATATATGACAATTAATCGAAAAGTTAGAAGATGAAGAAATTAACAACACAAGAAGTTGAACCCCAATTTAGAAAAATTCATGGTGATAAATACACTTATGATTGGACAACTTATGTTAATAATTCAACAAAAATGAAAATAATATGTAAAGAACATGGTGAGTTTTTACAATCACCAAATAGTCATAAACAAGGCAACGGTTGTCAAAAATGTGTAATTAAAAATAGAAAAAATCATCATTATTCTTTTGAAAATATACAAGAAAAGCAAAGAAAATTTATATTTGATTGTAATGAAAAACATAATCATTTTTATGATTATTCTATGGTTAATTATAAAAATGCATTAACAAATGTTAAAATAATATGTCCAATTCATGGTGAGTTTTGGCAACAACCAAATAATCATAAAAATGGTAGTGGTTGCTTTGAATGCGGTCAAATATTAAAATATAAAAAATTGATGTATACTAAAAGTGATTTTATAAAATTATTTTCAAATAAATATAAGTTTTTAAATGATTCATATGACTTTTCGTGCTCTAATTATATAAACTTAGCAACAAAAATAGATATATATTGTAAAGAATGTAATAGATATTTCAATAAAACTCCAGATAAATTACTAACGGGCAATTTGTGTCCAACTTGCAAAATAAAGTCTGTTGGATTTGAAAACATAAAATATTATTTGAACTATGGTAGGTATGAATATATTACCGAAAAAACTTTTGATAATTGCGCATATAAAAATAAACTAAGATTTGATTTCTATCTTCCTGAATTAAATGTTTGTATTGAATTTGATGGAGAACAACATTTCATATTTCCAAATTATTATCATAAGACGAAGCAAGATTTCAAAGATAAACAGCTTAGAGACAAAATTAAAACTGAATATTGTGAAAAAAACAATATAAAATTAATTAGAATTCCTTATTGGGATAAAGACAATATAACTGAAATTCTAAATAAGGAACTATTATGCCAATATCAAGACAGATAAAAGCAATCATAAATGATATAAGCGGTAAACGAGAAGTAAAAAAGATAGCAGGAAGAGATTTAGTAAGTGCTTCAAAATCCCCATTAAATAAAGCATATTGTTTTCATTATCCAGACCCAGTAACGAAATCAAGATTAGATTATTGGATGGTTTTTCCTGTAATAGTTATACTTCATAGGGCTGGGAATAGAGTATTAGCCTTAAATTTACAACATTTAACATATACATATTCTTTAAATTTAGCTGAGTTAATAGCAAAAAAAATAAGAAATAAAAAAAGATCTATAAAATATGGTGATATAAAGGAAGCTGTACTAAAAGCAAAGATTCCTAAAGCAATGCTTTATTTTGCTTTAAGGTCATATAGAGTAGATAAAATATCTGGGAATGTTTATGTGCTAAATATGGATGAGTATGTTAGTGCTATGAAGTTGATACCAAGGAAAAGTAGTAAAATGGGACTTAGTGCAGCAATTAAATTGAATATGAGTAGATATTATAATTTCATAAAAAAGCAAAAGATGAAAAATAAAGGAAATAAATAATGAGGTCACTTTTAGATTTTCTTCCATTTAGAACTAAAATTGAAATTGATGATAAAGAAGTAAAACAAGAACAAAAAGCTTTACTTCCAGACAAAGAACCAGACACACAAATAGTTGACATCGCTGGAACTGTCAATTATTTAAGTTTATATAATGAAACTTTTACCGGTGTCAATGAGTTAATTTCGACTTATAGAGAAATGGCTGGAAACTTTGAAATTTCAGAAGCATTAGATGAAATTGAAAATGAAGCAATAATTGTTGAGGATGATGAATCAATTTCTTTAAACACAGATAAAATTGAATTATCGCCAGCAATTCAAAAAAAGATTTCAGAAGAATTTAAAAATGTTTTAAAAATTCTTAATTGGGATGAAAAATGTTATGATCTTTTTAGACAGTGGTTTGTTGATGGAAGATTGTATCAACAAAAAGTTATGCATTCAAATGTTAAGCAAGGTCTTAAAAAAATAGTAACACTTGATCCAAAAAAATTAATAAGGATGAAGAAAAAAGATTCTGGAGAAATTTACTATCAATATAATTATAATGAAGAAGAAACATATACATTAAACAAAGATGCAATAACTTTTACACCATCTGGATTAGTTGATGCGTCAAATTCTTATTATATTTCAGAATTACATAAGTCAATCAGACCATTGAATAATTTAAGATTAATGGAAGATTCAGCATTGATTTATTATATCACAAGAGCTCCATCAAAAAGAGCATTTTATATTGATGTTGGTAATTCACCAACTGGTAAAGGTGAAGAAAAAGTTAAAAAAATCATGCAGAAATTTCAACAAAGAATTTCTTATGATTCGACAACTGGAAAAATAACACAACAGAAAAAATCAATTCCAGTTAATGAAGATTTTTGGTTTGCAACAAGAGGAGACACAAGAGGAACAAAAGTTGAAACGATTCAGGGTGATACTAATCTTCTTGATCCAGAAATTTTAGCGTATTACAAAAAGAAATTATATAAATCATTAGCTGTTCCTTTTGCTCGTGTTGATGAAGATCTTGGATCAACGATGAATTTTGAAAATCCTTCTGAAATGTCAAGACAAGAAATCAAACTCGCAAAGCAAACATCAAAAAGAAGAAAAAGATTTTCTAAAATGTTTAGTGATCTTTTAAAAACTCAATTGATAGCAAAAGGAATTGTGACTATTGCTGATTGGGACGAAAAGATAAAAACAAATCTTTATTATGAATGGAAAAATGATTCATATTTTTTGATGCTGAAACAAACAGAAATTTTCACAAAGAAAATTGAATTAGCAAATGAACTAACACCATTTGTTGGAAAATTCTTTTCAAATGCTTATTTAAGAAAACAAGTTTTTAATCAAACAGATTCAGACATTGAACAAATGGATGAGGAAATTGAAGAAGAAGAAAAAAGTGGAAAATATAAAAAAGAAGTTGACATTGAACCAACTGAATAAAAATTGTAAATAAAAATAAATAGCTAAAGGTGATTATATGGATAAGACAGAACAACTTGTGAAATTAACAGCAGCAAATAATTTTGTAGAATTTCAGAAAGAATATTTAGGAATGATGAGAGAAAAATTTAAAGAAAATGAAAACATTGTTAGAAAATATGTTTTCAAACAAATTTCAACAGGAAAGCCTACCTATATTGGATAAGGGATATAAAATGAAATACAAATTATTAACAGAAACAGAATTTGAAAGGATTGATTATAAGTCAGAATTATGTGAGCAGACAAATTCAAAAAAAATGTATATTGAAGGAATAACACTTCAAGGAAATGTTAAGAATAGAAATAACAGAATTTATCCAAGTAATATTTTAGGCGAAGCATTAAATAATTATGTTAATGAAACAAAACGAATTGGGATGACTATGGAAGGATGTTTAGATCATCCTGAAAAAAATGCTCATTCAATTAATATGAAAGAAATTTCTCATCGGTTTGTCGCCATTGAAAGAGATGGTGATAATTGGAGAACAAAAGCATTAATTCTTGATACACCAAATGGAAAAATTGTTAAAAATTTAATCGAAGGTGGAACTAAACTTGGAATATCTTCAAGAATGCTTGGACAAGTAAAATCTGATTCAAACGGAATTGACATTGTTCAAGAAGGATTAAGGGTGGTTACGCCAGGGGATATTGTCTACCGCCCGAGTGCGCCAAATGCGTTGATAGACGCGATATATGAAAATAAAGAATATGTATACGAAAATGGAAATTTGATTGAAAAAGATTTATCAGAAGATCTTGATGCATATAAAAAAATGATAAAAGAAACAACAAAAAAAGATAGATCAATTGTATTTGAAAAAATTATTTTAGATTATTTTAAGAAAATAAATATTCAATTATAATAATTTTATAACATATTAATAAATATGTCAAATAGTTTTTAATGAAAAATGTAAATAAAAATAAAATAACAAGGAGTTAACAAATAATGGATATCACAACCATTTTGAAAGAACATTTTAATGATGTTATGACGCCAGAAGTTGAAAAGAAAATCAAGGATACTCTTGAACTTTCTATTTCTGAAAAAGTTGCACAAGAAAAAGAAAAGCTTGAAATTGAACTTGAAGAAGAAATGGAAAAAAGAGTTGCTGAAGGTTTGAATGATATTAAGGAAAGACTTAATACATACATTGAAAAAGCAAATGAAGAATTGATTGAAGAAAATCTTAAAAACATTGAATCAAAAATAAAAGTTGAACTTGCTGAAAAAATGTATGGTGCAATGATTTCATGTATTAAAGAAAATGATATGACAATTGCTATCGAATCAAAAGATATTATTGCTCAACTTGAAGATGAAAAAACAAAACTTGAAGAGTCTCTTAATTCTGCAATGGAAACAATTGAAGATGGAAAGAAACAAGTTGTTGAATTTAAAAAAGCTCTTGTAATTAAAGAAATGACAAAAGATTTGACTGATACACAGGTTGAAAAACTTGTTTCAATGCTTGAACATGCTGTTGCTTCAGATCTTGATGTTTTTAAAGAAAAAGTTGAAACAGCAATTGAGATCATTTCTGAAAAGAAAGAAGAATCAAAAGAAAAAGATGAAGAATTGAATGAAAAATTTGAGCAGAAATCAGAAAAGAAAGAAACTGATATTTATGTTCCAAATTGGAAATATTAATTTTTAATAGAAAAAATGTAAATAAAAATAAAATATAAAGGAAATAATAAATGAAGGAACAAAAATTTTCAGACGTTATAACTGAAAAGTGGGAAGATGTAATTGATGGTAAAGGTGAATGGATAAAGTTCACTCTCGCCACCTATTGAGTTGAGCAGCTGTAGCTGTGCTGTATATGTTCCATAAGCAAGTCCTTCGGGCACAGTGAATGTAATAATACCCGTGCCGCTGCTTGCAGGCACTTCGGTGTATGCTATGTTTGTAAATCCGGCTGCAATGGCTGTCTCTCCAAAGACTATCTGGTATTCGGCAGGCTCTCCGGTGAGAATGGTATAAGATAACGTAAGTGTACCTCCTTCGCATCCCGATCCGGGGGACTGAAGCTCAGATATTGTTGTTTTCTCAATGATAACGCCAGTGTAGACAATACAATCCTCAGGTGTAAGATAATTACCTGATGCCGAACCATCGGGCGTGTATTTCACTGTTATGGCCTTCCCCGTACCAACTGAAGCATTATCATAGGTGGCTTTAGCAGTAAGGGTCACATTGCCGTTATCAGAAGCAATCACACCTGAAAGTGTCCCGGCGGTAACGGCTGCAAAGGTGGTTCCGTCAAACTGTTTTGCGGTTGTCAATACCGGATCGGTAACTACAAGTTGCCGGGGCGTGATCTCAAAGTCAGCGCCGGTAAAAGAGATCTCGTAGTTTGATCCGGCAGTGAGGCTGCCTGTCTCGATAGCATATTTACCGATGTTTTCACCTGAGACCCTCGATAATGTTCCTGTAAAGCTTTCACCATCGGGAAGAACCGG